AGTCTATCACGAGTATATCCGGTTTTATCCCAGCCTTTACTAAAGATTCAAGATAGGCCTTAATACCTGCTACAGTAATGGATTTCGGTGGGAATTCCTTAATGATTAACTTACGCTTATGTGTATCTACTACACCTTTAAAATAAGCATCTAAAGATGATATTTGATCTTGAATACCATTAATAGGGATTTTAGAAAGATGACTACTAATACGTTTAGCATACATCATTTCAGGCATTTCTAGAGATATAAGAACGGTTGTTAAACCTTTATTAGCCATATTAGCTGCTACGTTACCTAAAAAGATAGATTTACCTACATTGGTTGGTCCTAAGAACAAATAAAGTGCTCTACCGTTCTTCATTAAACCACCACCTATCTTATCGTCAATAAACCCCCACCCAGTAGGTAATACTTCACTCTTTGTACCTAACTCTGTAATAATTTTTTCGTAATCACCGAAAAAGTCTAAACCGATATCACTGGTTAAAGCTATATTACAAGCTTTTTCAAACATCGATAAGAACTTAGGGTAATCAGCCTTTTCTTTAGAAACATCATCTACTATCTTTAGTACAGTATTGTATACTGCTTTCTCTTTAAAGAATTGTTCTGTATTAGCAATAAGCTCATCCATATTAAGAGCAGTATCATATTGCTTGTATGTCGTAACTGTATCTTTAAATAGTTTTAGATCTTCTTCTTTACTGAGATACGTTTTGATCTCAGTAATAGTAGGTAAAGCTTTACGTTTAGTGTAAAAGTCTCTAATAATACCTATAACAAGTTTATTACCAGGATTCTTAAAATTTTCTGGTGTTAAATAATCTAATACTAAGGAAGTATAATAAGCATTAGTTAAACATTGACAGGCTACAATGTTTTCAAAGAAATCGCTATTGACTTGAAGAGAGTTTTTCTTCATTCGTACATTATATATTATAAAATAAAAAAAGCTAAGGTTGCCCTTAGCTTTTCTTTTTATTCTTTTGTAAGCTCTTCAGCTTCGTCTAGAACCGGGTTACTTGACCCGTACCCGACTTTCTCTTTAAGAGTCTGTTCGAGTACCGGTAGTACTTTCTTATCCCAAAACTCGGTATCGTTTTCCCAAGTCTTTCTATAACCGATCTTTTCTCCATTGAACTGGAACGTAGAACCGGTTTGCTGTATAACACCAAACGCTACTGCCATATCGGCTAAGCCGGCATAGCGGCTTAAACCAGTACGGAAGTTATTGTATAGTTCTGCTTTTAAGAAAGCAGGTACAAAGCGGTTCTTAACTGTCATTGCTGACAATGTAACACCACTTACGTTATGAGCTACTGCGATTGATTCTTCTCCTTCGTTTTTATCAATCTTTTCGTTTCGAGTCGCAAGCTGAACCAACAAAGAAGCAAGATAAATAGGGCCAGAGCCACCGGACTGCTTTTTAACCAATTCAGGATAGAGTGAAGTTGGGTTGTCATAAATGTGATTAGTAAAAAGAATAGGCACACGGGCTTTAGCTGCTTTAAAGGTTAAAGCACGCATCATAGATTTCATTGCTTTAGCCTTTGTACCCATATCTGCTGCATCCTTGCCTTCTGTAACGTCGCGAAGCTCTTTAGCACTTGCTAAGTTACCAAGACTATCAATAGCAATAATAACCTTTAAATTGGGGTCATTAGCTGCAATAATCTTATCTAAGAATGTAGCGATTTGGTTGCGGCAATCTTCTACAGTTTCAACTGGGTAGTATTTTAAACGTTTTGGATCAATACCAACACCTTCAGCTGATTGTTTATCTACTGCTGCTTCCGTATCCCAGACAGCAGCAAAGTAGCCTTTCTTTTGAGCGTTCGCAATGATCTTATTAACAATAAGCGTCTTACCCGCACCGGAAGGCCCGGAAAAACCAGTAACCCTACCAACAGGAATACCCTTGTAAAGAGATCCAGAAAAGATAGCATTAAGTGCATAAGAGCCGGTATCAATCCAGTCGCCTACAATAGAAAGAGAGTTATCATCTGAAAGCAGAGATGCATCTGCATTTAGTGCATCTACTGCCTCAAAGATATCTTTCATTGACGAAATCTTAGTCTCGTCATTGTTTTCGTCTGTACGTGGTTTACGTGCCATATTAGCTATTTTCGTCGTCAAATAATTTTACTACAGGTGTATTAGCGTTAATAGCTGCAGTAGTAAACATCTGTGCGTATTGTAATTCTAGGTTAGCTTCAAGCTTTACATCACTTACTACAATAGAAGACTTGGAATATGTCCAGTTAGCAAACACATCACGATCAGCTGTAAATTCTCTAAAGAATACAGGATAGAGTTGTACTTGTAGTTTCTTGTCTGGTGTAGGTGTAACGTTAAGAATAACCGGCTTGGTTACTGTTAAGGAATTCTTATCGTCACTAACTAAAGTGGCGATAATAGTGCGTTGAATATTATCTAAGAATGTTACTAGTTTATCTTGGCTCATATGTTTATATTAATATAGTTTTTAGTTTAATCAAGGTTATTGACGAGGAAACTTAAAGTAAGGAGTACCAGGATCAATTAAATGTTGATCTAATAGTTCTTTCTTTGAAGCGCGAGTTGGTACAATATCCCAACCACCGCGACGAGCATAGAAGCAAGTTACCATCAACTCTTCTGGTTGTAATAAGTCCCAAAGGCGTTTATAAGCAGCTTCACAGATTTCTTCATGGAAATGACATTCATTACGGAATGATACAATCCATTCTAATAAAGATTGCTCAGTTACTTCTTTATCGCCTTTATAATATACAAAAATATCACCAGAATCTGGCTGTTTAGTAATCTTACAGTTAGAACGAAGTAGAGTACTCATATAGAAGTGCTGTTTAACAACTTCTGCTTCGTTAGCGACTAACAGGTCTGCATTTTCATTGAATACAGTAAACTTAATATTTTCTGCACTCTTAATCTTTTCTAATGGTACCCATAACTCTGGTGCATAATCTCTCATCCATACTTCTCTTAACGGGAAATCTTTTGCTTGTATTTGAGAGAATAACTCTACCTGAACGTCTGTCTCTAATAGCTTAGATAAGTCTTCTGAAGCAGTCTTTTTAATATTGTTTAATGCTTCTGCTACAGTCTTGCCCATAGGCTGCATATTAAACGAATTCCAGTAGAGCTTCATTGACTTAGACTCTACAATGTAAGGATTAGTAGCAGGATATACTACTTTAGCAACACAGGTAACCGGTAAACCATTATCTGTTAGTGCACTACATTCATAACCGTTCCAAATATCGTAACCTACGAATGGTAAAGAATCGTTCTGTAAACCTAAATAGGTACGATTACGTTGACGTTCTTCACGCACTAAAATCTCAGGCGTGTAGGTGGTAGGAGAATCAACTCTCTGACCAAGTACTTTGTCAATATTATTAGTATTATAGCTCATTGGTAAAATCTTTCTTTATATTATCAGTTACGATTTTAACTCTATCTTCTACAGAACCCATTACATAAACAAGTTTATCTGTAGGCATCGAATGATGTTTAAGGTAGAAGTCAAACTGCTTAACAATCCCATCAAAAAACTCTTTACCTGTACTTCTCTCACCATCATCTTTTATTTCAAGTTCAGGTACAACATAAAAAATCTTATCATATACTTTTAGTAGTTCTTCATAAACAGCTAAAGCTGCTTGATATACATCCTTATTGACTTGTCCTTTTTCATAAAAATAAGTTGTATAAGCAATACCGTCTAAAGCACCTCTATCTAATATCCAGTTACCCGGAGTTAAACCGTACTCTAAATGTCTAGCCATTATCAAATACTGAGTTAAAGAAGTACCACCTTCATTAATAGGTACATTTAAATCTTTTAACCCTCTCGTTAGATTAGTTCTAAAACTAAAATGCTGATCATCCAAAAACAGATCATCTTTTAGTGCTTTTACTAACGTTGTCTTACCTTGTGAATGAGCGCCACAGATTGCAGCTTTATAGTTTGATCTCATAAGTTATTTATTTAATAGGCTTTTGCGCATAAAGCCAACCCAATTTTCGATTGCCAAATTATGCAGTTTATCAATGTAATCGTCTAAGCTATCAAATTCATTGTAGATATTCTTACTGTAGAATTCTTTTTCAGATACTACCTTACCAGCATCTACTTCTGGTATAACTTCATGTATAACGTGTCCGTGTTGATAATAAGATCTTTCGGCATGACTAAACCATACTTTAGCCTGTGGGTCTTTACCCTTTAACTCAGGAAACTTAGTTATAAGACCTGGATGCCCGTTGTATATTTTAAATCTACCGCAGATCTGTGGTGGTAATATACGGAGATAACCATGAAGTGTTATTACATCAGCACTTCTAATAGCTTCTCTATATTCTTCTACTGTCGGTTTCTTGGGTAAAAATATAAAACGATCAAAACATTTTTCTAGAAGATTAGGATTGATTTTATCCATTTCTTCAAAATTTTTGTTAGTTATGATTGCATCCGGAAACCTACCAATACTTTTAGATATCTCATATATCTCAGACCCACTCTGAGAGAAAAATGTTTTCCAGATTAAAGTACGTTTCATATGTTTAGACGATACCCTATTGTATTATCACTAAAGAAAATTACAAGTGTAAAGTCAACAATATCGTGTTTTATTAGGTAAGGTTTGACGTCAACAAGCTCTCTTACCGGGAGTTCTTCATTACGAATACAATCCCAAAAACAATAATCCCGGATATGAACAGAATTGGCCAGTAAGTGAGGATAGTTTGCATGTACTGAATTAGTTATAGCTTC